AGAAAGAATCTGAACTCATCACGAATGCCAAACGTCACCACGAATCCCAACTGCGGTCGCTTAAGGGATTGTTAAACTGGCTCAAGCGTTCCCTCCCCTTCAACACCAACAAGATCACGGGACGCAACTACCAGTTCACACTCGTTAAGAAAAGGGACTTAACTGTTGAAATCTCCTCGGATCCGGACGTATGGAGTCCTGAAGAAAGAGAACGTTATTGCGTTGAAGAAGAAACCACCACAACAAAACGAGTTGTGCTACGGTCAATCTCAGGTGCTGTTATCTCAGACACAACAGAACCTACAACCAAAACTAAAGTTCTCCCTAACCTCGATGCCATACGTAATGCCTACCAAACAGGACAACACCTACCGTCTGGAGTCAAAGTCACTCAAGAATACAGCGTCCGCTCCAAACGAATCTATGTCGAACCACGAGTGGAACTACAAACATCCGAGTATCCAGGAGAGCTTCTACCAAAAGATTGAACCTCCTGCATCCAGTGATGATGCACGTATCCGGATGAATTGTCATCAACATGCAGTCAGCGATTTTGATTTGCAAATTGAAATGAATGACTTAGAACTTGACATGCTTAAAGATCATGGGGAAATCCTTCCATACAATGAATCCCGTGCTGATGAACTAGAGCAAAAAAAACTCAAACTGTTGCTTGGCAAACGGTTCCATCAAAATGCCATGAACGCCTATTGGTATTACCTAGCCAAGATAGGTAAATAAACTGTCATACAATTAAGAAACAACACGAGGTGTCCCATGGGTGGAGACAGCATTTTAAATAAATTGATTGCTGGTTTCACGCAGGACGGGACACCTCTTACCGCATTGCTTGGTTCTAAACAAGAACTAGGTGTTGTTATCTTGACTGCTGGTATGCTTGCCAATGAAAACCTTGCGTCCTCCATGGACGCAGAGGAAATGGTTGATGCTTCTATTAACTACTACAACTTAATTCAAGAACGGCTGGGCTACTACCAGCAGCATCAAGCACATTCTTTAGAGCGTTTACTGGGAAATTAAAATGTCCTTGGCGCAAAGATATTTAAATGCTTTTTCAACTGATAGGCTTATAGGCAATACAAATGCCTATGACTACAGTGCGGCTCCACAACATAGGCAAAAATTTTTTAATAGTCTTAATGCTGGATCTGATATACCAGCGCAACCTAATTACTCTAGATCTGATATACCATCACAACCCAATTATTATGTCAGGTTTTCATTAATTCCTGATCTCAGGAATTTACGTACGCAACCATTTAATTTATCAGGGTTTCCTGAAGATGTTTTTTCAAATGTTTTTTCTAATGCTACACAAGCAAAAAGAAATATTGATTTGAGTCAAGCGGTAGATTATCAAAACCGAATGAACAAAGCAATTGAATTTGGTCCGACAATGTTAAATAACGCTTTAGCTGGGCGTCTTTACAACTATTTCTGATACACTGTTCTCGTAGTAAATCCTTGCTATGGAACTGGTTGTAGTGCCAAAACTTACTGTCTCTTTTGCTGTTGACATTGACGTAGAATACGATTCCTTTGGCGGTAAAACTCCACAGGATATTGCTATTGCTCTTCAGGATGAGATTGATGATCTCCTCTACGAAGCAGCATCTAATGTTTCTTCTGTCTACACTTCCATTACAGCAATTGATTCCAATGACTGACGACCTGGCAACTAAACTTAACACTGCTGGTGCCTTTGATACGCCATGGCTTAAAGAGCAACTGCGCAATTGGAATGCCATTGAAGAACAAAAGAAAGCTGACTTCATGGAACACATGTACAACTGTGCTGGTCGCCAGGATCCTGCCCATCCCTTGCATGGTCTGTACACGTGCCTATGGCATGACTTCTGCGTCAAAGAAGCTGGACCTTTGGTACGTAACCAGTACTTTGAAATGCTAGAAGCAGTACGTATGTACGAAGAAAGTAAAGCTCAACAAGTTGTTGTAGATACAGAACCAACTGTTTCTATGTCTTAAGCTTTACAATATCCCAAACACTACATGGCACATCACACTGGGATGTGCCTTTTCTATTTATGGATATCACAGACAAACCAATGGAAACCATTCAGCAATGGCAGGAATGGTACCGTGCTCAACGCAAAGTCAACATCCTTGACACATCTTTGGTTTCACAAGACTCAGATAAAAAACTTTACGTTGGCGCTGAGTCGCCAACGAGCATGACAAAATTTAATTTCTCACCCTCCATGGAAAACAACAACATTTACAAAGAAAAAGCAATTGAGTACTTCTCGGACACCATCTGTGAATTCATTGATGAAATGACCGGCCCAGAACTATTTGACTGTTTTAAACAAGCAGTTACTAACTACTACACCAACCAACAAAAACAACTTGACAACATCAAACAATTCCACGATGTCGTTCACGGCCGGACCTGTCAAAAAAACTGTGAAGCTAAATAAAAAATCTTACGGGCCAGACTGGGTTTGCTATTCCTGTGGCATTAAGCACGGTGGGTGGTACCAAGATGATGGTGCCTACATTGGTCCCAAGAATCACTGTGCCACCTACCATCATGGCGTCTGTGAGGTCTGTGGTACCACTAACATTGCCGTCACAGAACCCAGGGATTATGGGCACCTCACTCGTAACCTCGATGGTATTGTCCTAAAATAAATAAGTCTAGTTAAAAGGGTATAGCCCAGGGATTCAATGCCCTGGGTTTTTTGTTGAGACGTTATCGGAATTAAAATAAAAGAAATACTGTGCTTCACCAATGATTATTCGTTATATCAATGACTATGGTGATGGCACCTCTGGTTATCTAGATTACGCTTCTGGCATTGTTGTTACTACAGCCAGTGGACAGCCTGTTGAAGTTACAACATCTTCTAGTGGTGTTGTTAATGTCCAAGGTGGTGGTACAGGATCTGACGCTTTTGGACGTTTACGTACATGTGATCCATTCACATTATTTGATTCAAGTCATCGCTATCGAGACAATAATCTTTGGGCTACATCTAGTGGAACCGGCGGCACTACATCGTTCGATGCTAATGCTGGGCTTGTAAACCTTAACGTCACAACAACATCTGGTTCTGAAATTATTCGAGAAACAACAAAAGTATTTTCATATCAGCCAGGAAAATCACTTCTGGTTATGTCTACTTTTGTAATGAATACTGCAAAGGCTGGCCTACGGCAGCGTGTTGGTTACTATGGTGCTAACAATGGCATTTATCTAGAACAAAACGGTACTTCTGCTCCGGCTTTTGTTGAACGTAATTTTGTGACAGGTGTTGTCACAGAAACCAGTGTGCCGCAATCAAGTTGGAATGTTGATCCATTAAATGGCACGGGTAAATCAGGATTTACTCTTGATCTAACAAAAGCTCAAATCCTATGGATGGATATTGAATGGCTAGGACTTGGCACTGTTCGTCTTGGTTTTGTTATTAATGGTAAATTTGTTCATTGTCATTCATTTCATCATGCAAATTTAATTACATCTACTTACATTACAACTGCATCTCTTCCTTTGCGTTATGAAATCAAAAATACTGCTGCTACGGCCAGTAGCAGCACAATGAAACAAGTTTGTTCTACCGTTATTTCAGAAGGTGGCTATGAATTGCGTGGTCTCCAGCAGGCCATTGGTACCTCAATCACAGCACCCTATAGCATGGCAACTGCTGGTACATTCTATCCTGTAGTTTCCTTACGTTTGAAAGCTGCTGCACTTGATGCCATCGTTATCTTAAGTGCATTGTCTGTTATGCCAGCCGCTGGTACTGCAAACTATGTCTGGCAGTTGGTTGCTAGTGCAACAACAAGTGGCGGTAGCTGGGTAAGTGCCGGTACCGATTCAGCAGTTGAGTACAACCTCACTGGAACTGGTACATCCGGTGGTCGTGTTTTAACCCAGGGATATTTTTCTGCCAGTAATCAATCAAATGCATCGATTGATATTCTTAGAGAAGCGTTGTTTAAATTTCAATTAGAACGTGATGGCTTAACGAGTACGCCGTATGAGCTATCCTTATTAATCTCTGCAAGTGCTAATACTTCCACTGTTCATGCAGCTGTTGACTGGGAAGAAATTAGCCGCTGATAAACTGTAAGTACTAATTAAAAACTATGTATACTCCTGCTCCTGGTCAAGCACCACAGCCCGAAGCTCCTGTTCTTCAAGCTGTACCACAGGCTCAGCCCAAGCCCAAGGGGCCTGCTAAATCAAAGGATGGTGACGTCGGGTCCTTCATCCAGCAGTGCATTGCCCTCACCGCCTACCTCAAGGAACTTGAGACACAGTCCCATCTCATTCACTTGAACTACGAGGGGGCGAACTTCCTCGGGGTGCATGGGTTCCTTAAAGACCAGTACGAGAGCCATCTGGAGCAGTTTGACGCACTGGCTGAGTTTATCCGAAGCATGGACTACCTCATGCCTATGTGTGGATGTGGACTTCGGGATGCGTCTCCCCCGTTTACAGCCGTCACTTCCTACAAAGGAAATGACATGCTCGCTACCTATTACAAAAACCTGGAGCAGTGTGCCAACCTTTGCAAGAAACTAGAGCCTGCTGCACAAAAGGTTGGTGCTATTGATATTGCTAACTACATGGCTGATCTTGTTGGCCAGATGTTTAAAGCTGCTTGGTTTGTTAAAGCTACGTTAAGGAATGGCTAAGGCAATGGGAAATGAAGATTTAAATGCATGGATTAATTCTGCATACCAGGATTTTAATCGACAATTAGGACCGCGAATTTCAACACGAAAAGCGCAAGATTTATTGGGTTCTTTTTTAAAACAGCAAGAAGGAAGCCGTGAAGCATTAGAAACTTTATTTCAAAAATTTCCAACATCTGCCAAAGAAAAAGCAGTTAATCTTCTTAATCAATACAGCACAGGATTTCCTGCATCTAATAACACTCCCGTCTCTACAATAGTCTCCGATTTTCAGCCAATTTTAAACCCCAATGCATCTCAAAATGTTTGGTTTGAAACGCCTTATACGGAGCGGTATACAAACAACCCTGAAGTACAAAAATTTTTAACAGATAAACAAGACCTTTTACAAAAACGTGGCGCTTATATCCAAGCTGAAGCAGCCAAAGGAAACATTGATCCTTACGTCAAACACGTAAACTGGATAAAAAAACAAAATCTTTTTCCAACAGATGCTGAATCAACGTATGACATAGGCAATACTTTTTTAAAAACATATGGTTTAAGTGGTTTAAATACCAGTGAAGTCAAAGAAACAGATGTTGGAGGATTGTTTGCACACGATGTGTTTTCTCATGGGTATCCAGAAAAATACATGGGTATCGTAGACAAAACATTGCCTAATGCTTTAACTGCTGCCGATGAGTCTAGAGCAACTTTAATTGATGAGTCATTGGGTATTGGATTTGGTGGTAAACCGCTTTTGACAGGAAAAGAAAAAGTAATTACACCTAAATCAAAACTAATACCTGAACTGCAAAAACAATTAACATCTGAAATAGATGTCAACCAAGAAGCGGATTATTTTGTAGAAAAATATTTAGACCAAGCAAAAAAAGAGAACTATGTCAATCTTTATGGAACCGAACTTGATCCAACAATTGATCCATTGGTAAAACAAATTCCTGGTTCTCCATCGATTAACGAAAGCTTTAGAAACGCTGCAAGAGCAAGATATCCAAGTGTAGACCCAAAAGATGTTTCATCTTTAATGAATAAAGCAATTCTGCCTTATGCTCGTGATTTAAAAACAGCACAACAACTTCAATTATTTAATGAAGCAGAAGCTGGTTTGTCAGAATTTACAGGAAGTAAAGTATCCCCTGCTTTTAACACTCTATTTAAAAACACTTATTTTGCAGCTGATCCAGCAACAAGTGCATTGGCTGGTGGAGCAAATCTATTTGGGAAAAACCTTGCCGGTACTGCAATAGGAGCTTCTACATCGCTATTAAATCCAGATGTAGCAAAAGCTATTGAAAACAATCGTTATGGCGAGGCAGCAAGCACGGTTGCAAAAGACGTTGTTACTGGAGCTTTAGCTGAAGCGGGAATTAAAACGGCAATACCAATCGCTGGTAAATTTGCGCCAGGGCTTGTAAGAGCAGCTGCTCCTGTGGCACGTTTAGCTGGTCCGGTAGCAACAGGTGCTGCCTTGTTTGCGCAAGGTCAACCTAGCTCATTAACAGATGTCATTACGCGTAAAGCTGCGGCAAATCCTGTCTCCTGGTTACCTTCTGTAAAACCTAATCCACAAACTGATATTGGTGCACGTGCTGGGCGAGCAATAGGTAATGAAGCTCGTTATATGTGGCAACAATTATTGCGCGGTAGGATACCTTATACAAGGTAATAAAAATGGCCGATCCTTTGAACGTCGAGAAGTTCAACGAATCTTTGCCGCAGCAGATCCATTAATGCAGCGAGTTTATAATCAAGGATATGGTTTAATCCGTTAATATGAATCCTTTTCAACAATTACTTAATACAGTTGGTCGCGGTTATCGCGAAGCGGATAAACGCCTTGGTGGATATTTACCAGGAGGTGGAACGCCTAATCCTTTAAGCAATACAATCAGGGCAATTAATCCACAAGACGTTGCTGGATATGTAGTTAATGAAAGCTTGGCTCCTGCAACACAAGCAATTCGTTCTAATCTAAGAAAAGTTCTTGATTCTTCTTCTTGGGGAACCAATATAAAAGCATTACCTAAATTAATGGATGCTGCTAATGTGCAGATGCAACGTTTAGGTCAGCCAGGTTCTTGGAGCGTTGACTTCCCAAAAACATTGCCAAAAGATTTTGGTCAAGGCACGCTGCCAAAAGGAGTGCAACTTGATACTCAAGGAGGTGGAAGTTATGTATCTATGGGTCCTTATTTTGATCTTCATGATCAAGCTATACGCACTAATTCAAAAGTTCCGGCTTGGATTGCTGCACATGAATTTGGTCATGCAATTGATTTTTTCAAACGTCCTAAAGCATTTGAATACGCAAAAGATATTTTTAATGACCCGGCAAAATTAGCACGCGCTGAAACAAACTTTTCAGTAAAAAACACAAGCCCTGGAGCTTTAGTAATTACTAGCGGAAACTTTAAAAACAATGATGATCGCTCATTATTAGGAGCAGGAATTGAAGGTGCTTTAGCTGGATTAGGAGCTAGCCAACACACTTTAATTGCTGAAGCACAAGCAGATCGTTATGGAATGCCATTAGCAAAAGCTGCTGGTATCCCCTGGAACCATAAACAAAATCTTTTGGCTAAAGGCAGTTACTTAACAACAGGTATGTTTCCTGGTTTTACTCAAGGCGTAATAGGAGAATTATTAGGACGAGGAGCAAATGCAATTACAGGTTTAACAGGAAGCGCTATGCGAGCTGCGCAAGGAAATAAATTAAATCCAATGGAACAAGCTTTGTCTCAATATGGATACAACCCGGCAGAATACGGTTTAACTTCTAAAGGAAATGAAATCCAAATTAATAAACGCAATCAAATGGAAAAAGAACTATATAACTTTATTACAGATCCAAATAGAGTAATTGTTCCTAAATATTAAAACCAACAATTAAATACAAATGTATTAACAGTTGGTTGTTTCCAGTGTGTTACCCTATGGCAATTACAACATAGTGGTATACATTTACTAATCTCTTCTTGGATGCGGCTCCAGCCGTATCCATCTTTTACCATCGTTGATACGTTCATATCTTTTTCACTGACGTGATGGAATTCAATCACGCGATAATCCTTCAACCCACACTGCTCGCACTCCAAAGTCTTCTTGTATTCAAGAAGCTTCTCTCGATTTTTATTGATACGTTGCTTACGTGATGCGCTTGGCATCCATATCAAATATGCTGCAATTAATATAACAAATTAAAAGCTGATGAGGAGACTTGAACTCCTGGCCTGAGCTTTACAAAAACCCTGCTCTATCCAACTGAGCTACATCAGCAATATCGGAGTGGCAGGATTTGAACCTGCGGCCCATTGCTCCCAAAGCAATTGCGCTACCAAACTGCGCTACACCCCGATCACACTCAAGATAACACAAAAAATTCCTGGTTGCTCAAGCCAGGAATTAAGTTCTTCCTTACCGACTCCAACTTCACGGGCCGAAGACTCGCGAGCGTGTACAGTTGAGCGCAATCAGTATAAACTATTTCTTTTTCTTTGCTGTCTTGGCAGAGTCCTTAAATGCTTTGGTAGTAGGCGCACCTTTCTCACCAGGCTTACGCATCTTTTCGCCACTGCCTTTTGCAATTCGCTCACGCTTGGCGTGGATGTTGTCATACAAGCCGGGGTCACCTGGTTTCTTCTTTGGCATTTTGTAAACGCTCCTTACGTTCTTTTAATAGTTTAAGGTACTTACACGGTACAGCACTCTTAGCCCAATCCCGACCAGGGTTGGGAATCACACGAGCAAGATCCATGAAGTATTGCTCTAGCCGTTCAGCTTCCGTAGGTATCCGATACTTCCCTGCCATTGCCTGTCTTACGAAATTTCTGCATGAGTTCGTCCATGCACTCTAAGGACTCCAAGCGTACCAAGATGTCTGTGATGGTGGAGATCGTGATCGGATGCTCGGCTCGTGCAGCAAATGCCAAAGCGTCTCGCAGATGATTACTTGCTTGATCAATAGCATCTTTAACTTGATTAGATAACGCCATTTCAGAAATTTTTGGTCCTCTCAGTATATATGAGACCATATCTATAGGTAGTAATTAACCTATAAACATGATCAATGGATACCGTTAAATTGTAAATACGGTATCCACAACAAATGAGTACGGTTTACATTTCGTACCAAACCCAACCAACTTGATATTCATCCAGGAATGGCTCAATGCCAAGGGAGTCCATCAACTCATAAATTAATCGACCTTTTCCAAGGCGCTTACTCCCTTGCTTAATGTTGTCATCTACAACAATTAAGGTTCCATCTTTGATTACATCTTTTGCAGCAAACAATTCCTTGAGGTGATGTGCGGCAGGTGCCCAGTCGTTTGCCCAATTTTCAATGTTATAAGAATCTAAATAAAGTAAATCGGCTTTTCCTTTTAGCGTAGAAAGGAATTCAACTGAATCTGATTCCACAACTTCCGCATGTGTTGTTGACATTCGTGCCAACTCACAAGCCTTGGGATCAATGTCAACAGATATTAGTGTGCCACCTTGGTGGTGCACATAATTATCAAACAATAATGTGGAGCAACCGTCACCACGGTAGTTGTTTTCTTCTCGGTATGTACCGGTTTCAATGATCGTTGGATTTGGGCGTTGATTTAAATGTGCAAAAATTCTTTCAAAGCCGTGAGACCTGGCGCCAAGTTCAGATTTGATGCCAGCAAAATACTCTTCCCACATCGTTGGATGATTTATAAATCAATTCGAGTATAGTCAATATCCTGTTCCTCTAGTTTTTTTTCATATTCATCAGCTTCTACTGTTTCAATATCTTCTGTTACTGGCCAACCATCAATGTCGTAATAAAACCGTGTTAAATTGCAGCCCATGTTTTTAATAAAACGAAATAATTCTTGAAGCAGTACAAGCACAATCCATGAAAGGCACGAGTACCAGCCTTGGATCCAGTACCAAGTTTTTTGCAGACCGTTCACGGTTTGGATGCAATAAAAATAACATAGGCATCCATGGCGGTTACTGCAAGCATGGCAAATAAAATACTAGCAATTGCATACTTAAAATCATCCATTCGCAGTAAGCCTCTAAGTGTGATACTCTGAGAATAATATACAAAACCAAACGTGGTTGCTAGACTTGAATCACAAGATTCCTGGGTAAAACTCCAGGATCAGCAGCCAGATCTTATGCGGAACCTTAATAGGACCGCAACCAGAATTACGCTTAATGGTAAAAGGCACTATACCACTCCGCTTCCATCTGGTCCTGCACCGTCCGTAACCACCATCATCAGTGAAACAGCATCCGAAGCAAACAAACGGAAGCTTGAAATGTGGTCCAAGGCTAACCCTGGGGTCAAAGAAGCTGCTGCGGAACGTGGTACAGCCATTCATTATGGCATGGAGCAGTACCTTAAAGGCAATAAAGAACCAGAAATACCACCTGAATATGCGGATTTTTGGTCAGGTATGCCAGCAATTCTGGATCAATTCCAAGAGGTACTATGGGCTGAAACACCTGTTCTTGATAAGTTCAGTTTTACTGTTGGTGCTGATGACGTGGCTCGTGTGTGGGGTTGCGATCCTGACGGGCGAGCTTGGGCTGGTGCTCCCGACATTATTGGGGTGGTTAATAATAAGCTCACTCTTGCTGACTTAAAGACAAGCGTTAAACCATATAGCCGCAAATGGCCCAAGGATCTGGAGAAAGGTTCACCTGAATGGCGTGATCTCCTAGGTGGTCACATGAAATTTAAAAAAACTCTTAAGCAACTGGCGGCATACGACATTGCCATTACGCAAACACTTGGCATGACGGTTCAACAAGCAGCCATCCTGGTGTCAACGCCAGTACGCACTCAAATCTTTAAGATCTCCAGGCGATTCCTGGATGCGCTTCATGCTGACTGGTACAAAATTGTGGAAGAATATTACACGCAGGTTGAAACCTCTAACGTGCATGATCCTGATTTAATTTAACTTCACCAGTTGTAGGAAGCGTGTCCTGGCAGGGAAGACATGCCTGTATCACGCCAAGAACGTGCTTGTGCTGCTTCATATTCATGAAACAAGCGTTGTGCTGCCAAGCTATTTGGTTTTACGTTTGCCTTTGCTGCTTCGTAATTGGCAAGATTTTGTCTTGAAGCTTCTTTCCAGGCATCTTGAGGACTTACATTGACTGGCTCTTGATATGGAGCAGGAGCGGACCCCGATTGAGAAGCTTGGTTTTGTTTTACTTTTTCTTTGTAATCTTCAGCAAAATTTTTAGCTTCTTCTTTCCTTTCTTGACGACGATCGGCTCTCGCTTCTCTCCTCGCTTCTCGTGCTGCAGCCCTGGCCTCTCGCCTTAATGCGCGTTCTTCATCCATTTTATTCACAAAGCAAAGTATCTTTAAAGTTGCTACAGTAGTTAATTCTTTTTGTATTATAAAAGCAGTAGTTCTTTGGGTATGACTTGGGATCCAGAAAACCCAATTCAAAAACAAAAACGCATTGCATGGGAAGTTGCTACATCAACTGCTGTTGTAACCAGGGAGGATCCTGTGCTGCTTTATGAAAAATTAATGGATAGCAATAAAAAAATAGAAACTAAATTAAACAATATTATTGAGACTAATGAGTCTCAAATCTCTGGAAATGCGTAACCTTCTCTCTGGATTGCCAGGCGTAGGATAAAGAGACACTCAAATCCCTCCTCATGGACATCCACGTTTCTGTGGGTGAGTGGACAAATAGCCTCATGAACCGCATGAATAATGCGGTGGAAGGGGACATTTTTTGTCTGCCCACCAGTATGCATATGCATGCTTTCTCGCTCCTAAAGGAGGGCTATTTCCCCGATCGAGACTTTAAAGTAAAGCTTGACGACTCACTGGATGTGCGATGAATACAAATCAATACTCCCTTAAGCCTGGTGAAATCCGCCTCGACTACATCCCCGTTGACTGGCCTCTCACACCACTCGGTGCCAACAAAGATCCATACGTTGTTGGCTGGCAAGCCAAACCATTCAGTGTTCACGAAATAGAAGAAGAACTTACTACGGGTCGTTGTAAGGCAATTGGCCTGCTTGGTGGTCCTGTCTATAACCATCCCTACGGCTTGATCTGGGTTGATGTTGATGGTCCCAGCGTTTACAAACTCGTAGAAGAACTGGCTGGCACCTCTTTTAAAGATGCATTGCCTCCCACGCTGACCGTTTTCAGCGGCAAAGAAGGGCGTGAACGTCGGTTGTACAAACTAGACCGTGAGTCCCATAAACACATCATCCGCAATAAATACACATGGCACGGTGAAGAAAATAAAGAAAAATTAGAGATCCTATGGAAACGCCACCAGGGTGTTCTCATGGGTTTACACCCTGAGACAGATGGTTACTACACCGTTGAAGGACATGGTTTTGAGTGGGTGCAAAACCTGCCGCAATTCCCTGCCTGGATCCTGAACGCCATCATCAATAAAAATGTCAAGCAAGGGAAGCCAGCCACAGAAACCACACGCATGGCTGGTGCAAACTTCGCTATCCAAGCTGAAGTTGGACTAGATCGTGATATCCAAGTTGCTCGGGAGGCAATGTGGGCAATGCCCCCAGAGGCTGCAGATGACTACGACATCTGGATCACTGTTGGGCAATCCCTGCACTCCTTAGACGAATCCCTGTTAGAAGAGTGGGATAACTGGTCCAAGCAATCAGAGAAATACAGGGATGGTGAATGTCACCGCCGCTGGCTTTCCTTTAGTCGTGGTGGCGGCAGAACTCTTGGGTCATTGATTCATATTGCTCAGGAGAATGGCTGGCAGCCTTCTCAAGATCACAAGGTAATGCCTGTTGATGATGCGACACTTGAACATGTGTCTGCATTAATTGAAAAAATTGAAAACGATTTAGGACAGACGGCGATGGCACTGGCTGAAAAACCGCGCACTTCTCACACAACTGATACGTGGAATACACAGCCGCGTGCGTCGTTTGGCAGCAAAGAAAAGAAATCAGACCAAGACAACAACCGCTCACGTAACCCTTCATCGGACCTTGTCGCAGATACGGTGCTGACAATGTATACAGGGGATCTGCGGTACAGTCAACCCCATGGTCAGTTCTTCTTATACAACAAACGCAAAGGACTCTGGGAGCCATTAACAAAAGTTGAAATGCTTGGTGATATTCGCTCCAAGCTTAAGGTGTTGGTGGCATCTGAATTTCTTCCCAAAGGATTCAGCACTAACCTCATGAATGATGTATATGCGCAATTGCAATCTGAGGTGCCATTTGATGACTGGTATGACGGGTCGGACTACCTGCTTTTCACAAATGGTGTCCTTGATGTCACCTCAAGAGAACTCTTGCCGTTTGATCGCAACCTCCACCTCATCCAACAGATGCCCTACGAATACGATCCAGGGGCGACGTGTGAAGACATTGTTAAATGGCTGAAGCATACGCAACACAACAGCTGGAATCGCACTCAAGTTCTGCGTGCCTGGCTGCGTGCCACACTCCTTGGTCGCTACGAGATCCAGAAGTTTGTAGAGATTGTGGGTCCTGGTAAATCAGGTAAATCTACCTACGCAAACCTGGCAGTCGCACTGGTCGGTAAACAAAATACCTACTCCACAGACTTCGAAAACCTAGAGAAAAATCGGTTTGAAGCCGCCAGTTACATGGGTAAAAAACTCCTGCTCTTCCAGGATGCTGACCGTTGGGGTGGTTCTGTTTCCAAACTCAAAGCCATCACAGGTAATGATTGGATTCGCTCCGAACGTAAATACCAAACTGAAAGCCAAGATCCATTTCAGTACCACGGGATGGTCATGATCACGGCTAACGAAGCCATCCAGTCCACTGATTACACATCTGGTCTTGCCCGCCGTCGTCTTACCATTCCATTCGATCGCCCCTTCGAGGGAGGTCAAGCAGAACAAAAAGAACTGATCAAGTTCGATACCAAGGGCAATCCGCAGGGTGTCTTTGCTCCACTGCTGTCTGGTTTGGTGAACTGGCTGCTTGATATGACAGAAGAAGACATGCGCTCTTACCTCATGGAAACCGGTAAAAATGTCTCGTTCTTCCAGAAATATGAGAAGACGCAATCCCTGCGTTCCAACCCAATGCTGGATTGGATGGAACACAAAATTGTTTTTGATCCAGGCGTGTCCTCACCTGTTGGATTCTGTAAAGCACAACCTGCTGGTGGCTCTGGTTACTACATGAACTGGAGTGAATGGCTCTATGCCAGCTACGCGGAATTCAGCAGGAGCTGCAATGTTGGCATCATGTCTCGTGGTCGTTTTGAACCCTTGTTCCTTGATATCTGTAAGCACCAGCTCAAACTGAATGTCTACGGCATGAAAGGGGCTAAGGGTATGCGCATTATCAATGCAGCAGTACGTGAATCAAATAAGACTAAGTATGATAATTACCCATCCATTGTTGAAGTCGCTGCCAAGCCTGAAGAGTATCAACAGTTGTATGGTGTTGTGCTGACTGCAACTACTGATGCCATAATAGATGAAAATGCTATCGATATGTGAGCAATGGTCGCCATTTAATCCTTGACCTCTATGACTGTGATCATGGAATCTTGGATGATTATGAAGAACTGCAGCGTTTGCTGGAAGCTTCGCTCGTCATGGCCAATGCAACAATTCTCCGTATCTTTGGAGAAAAGTTCCAGCCACAAGGAGTGACGCTTCTAGCATTACTGGCGGAATCTCATGCGTCCATTCATACATGGCCGGAGATGGGATATTGCGCTATTGATCTGTATACCTGCGGAGATACAACACAAACCCATAGAGCTGCCGAATTTTTGAAGAAAAAATTGCGAGCAAAAACAATAGAGCAAAAAGAAATCTTGCGATCTGTAACTCCACAAAATTAGATATACTAAGGCGAGTAATCATCAGTTAAATGACCAAAAAACCTAAGCTGCTTTGGTGTGGTGACATCGTTGCCATGACGGGATTTGCTCGTGTAACAGAAAATGTACTCAGCCGATTGAAAGACAACTTTGATATTGTTGTCCTTGGCCATAACTGGTGGGGTGATCCAACTCCGCTACAGGCTGAGTATAAAATGTATCCTTCCTCCAATAGGTTCCAGCAGGCACCCTTTGGTGAAGAACGAATCAGAGAAGTGGTAGAAAAAGAAGAGCCGGATGTTGTGTTCACTATTAATGATATGTGGATCATTAATGAACAGTACAGGCGGATCGAAGATCTACACAAAGAAGGTAAGTTTAAGTTTGTGGGTTATGCGCCCATGGATTCGTATTCGTGGATTGGTTGCCTTTCTGATACAGCCAATAACTGGGATGCTGTCATTTCTTACACTGAATTTGGTGCCCACGAATTTATTCGTGGGGGTATTACTAAGCCAATTGCAGTCATTCCACATGGGGTGACCGCTGGTCAATTCAAACCATGTGATAAAAAAGAAGCACGAGAGCGTCTTGGCATTAAACAGGATGCATTTATTGTATTCAATGGTAATCGCAATCAATTCCGCAAACGAATTGACATCACCATTGATGCCTTCGCCCAGTTTGCTGTAGATAAACCAGAGGCGCAGCTGTACCTTCACATGGGAATGAAAGATCAAGGCTGGGATGTCATGTCCGTATTTGCGCGTGCGATGGATCGTGTGGGCCTTGATCCAAACGGAAGGATCGTCTTGACAGCAAACACACCAAATCCTCCCAATGTTTCTGTGGAAGTATTGAACTGGATTTATAACTCCGCTGATATCGGCATCAATACATGTAAGGGTGAAGGTTGGGGGCTTGTTAACTTTGAACATGCTGCTTGCCGTGTCGCCCAGGTGGTTCCTGACCACACGTCATGTAAGGAGATCTTTGAAGGATATGGTGAACTCATCCGTTGCGATCACGTTGATGTCGATACCAACTACGCACGAGAGCTGCCATGCCCATCTGTTGACCATCTCACTGAGATCCTCAACCGCCTGTACCACGATCGGGCAGAGCTAGATGCTGTGGCCCAGCGGTGCTACGAACGTGTCACTGACAGCCAATTTGACTGGGATACAGTCGCTTCTCAGTTCGGTGGCATCTTTGAAGACGTACTCAAAGATGTATCACATGAGACTCAACAAGATGAGACTCAACCAAAAAAGAAAAACAAGAAGAAAAAAGAACGTAAGGAGCGCCGGCTTGTAGGCGCCTTAAACTAAAACGGTCGATTGCATGGGGTCCGGGCCTCCGCTCTGCGGGGGCTTTTTTGTGCCCCTCCTGTCTCACCAGTACCACCTGAGTCGCGGACTTGCTTCTTGTTAGAGGCGGGTGCAGCAGAATTCATGTCAAAGGGTCGATTTACTCTTACCATGACGCTAATTACAGTTTGGGTGTAAAAGTGTATGAAATTGACTCAGGGTGTCAAAAGGAGTCTCAAGTTAAGATTAGTATTCTCAGGTTGATCTCACTTGAGAAATACTGACAAAACAATACACTTTGGGTAGTGAAGTGTAATCCGTGTTTAACTAAAGAAGAATCTATGTTTTGACATGAATTTTGGTTCTGTTTCCACCAGGGGCCTGCTCCCCCCTGGTACTCTGTCCTTAGTGGTGGTGCGTTAAAGATGCGTGAGTACACTCAAATGCTTCCGCTCTGGCACCTGGAGGAGAAGCTGAACTTGTCTGACGCATACCCCAGCGGCCTGGCGTGGGCGGAGACAAATGGGCGGCATCAGGTGGGGGATATGGCAGGAAAAAAGAACAAACGTACTGGTTACTACACGGTTTATCTGGGGGGCATTCCCTACTCAGCGCATCGAATTGTGTATTACTTGCGTACTGGTCACGATCCAGGGAGTGGATACGTGAGACACATGCGAGACAATATAGACAAAGACAACCGAAAAGAGTTGGTGTTTCACGTACATGAGCCGCCAAAGCTCCACAAACGTCCTTACGTCAAAAGTGGGATGTATTCCAAAACTCACTGCAATTAACCATGGCTAATCTTCCGAGAAAAGCAGTTCAAGTTTTACAGACACTTCCAACTATTACCTGGATTCCTGATATTGACCATTTATCGGAAAAACAGCTAGATGAGCTTGGTTATTACAAAGGGTTTCCATGCGCCCATGATCATGTTGTTCGTGACAAAGAAATGCATTGGTGTTATCACTGTGCGTTAAAAATTCGTGACAACATCTGTGGTTTTGATATTAATTACATGAATGCAAACTACAAACATAAATATGCGGATCTCTGGCGTCAAATACCTGTCGGTCATTTAGAAGATTGCTGGGAAGCTCCCAAGCTGACTAAGAAACGATTGTGCATGCCATCCTATCGATCTTTATATGCCAAGCAAAATTCAGCTAATGTTACTGTTCACAAAATTATTTATCAATCCGCCTGGGGCGATATTGGTTCAATGTTTGTTACCAGAGTATGCGGCAATAAACATTGTTTAAATCCTCTGCATTTAATCTCTAGTTGGAATCGCACCTTCCCCCCTGGTGCTATTAGTCCATTTGAATATGTATTTAAACCAGAAAAACTAATGCAGTTTGCAAGGGTGCGGGAGGAAAAACAATTAAAAATGTTACGTGAACATAAGTACAAACGGACAATTCAACATCCATTGGTGCACCGGAATTGCCCAGATTATGATGATGAATACAGGCAGTATTACAAGATAGAATGTCAAGATCAACAGTAACTCAACAGCAAAGGACTCAAAAAAATCCTTTGATGCTTGGTTCATTTAGTTCTACTGCAATTAAATATCTACGTGGTTCGCTAGGTCCCAAGAATCAATTAGTAGGATCTACAGATACCTGGGATCAATCACGTGGGGGCTTTGGCGGCGGCACTTATAACCATTGGTTTAAAGTTGAAATTACTTCTCCTGCTTGGATCATCCTAGTTGATGATTCTCCCAGGCCTCAATATATTCATTTATCAGCATACGATTTAAACGTTAATCCAATTCAAGGTCATTCAATTTTTGATCAAGATTCTGTAGCTGTTCCTACTACAAGCGGAACATATTATCCATATTTTGGCGATGTCATGGCCGCTCAATCTGATCTGTATAATACATTTTCTCCCGTACGCCTTGATCGAGGAGATGATCGCTACTATCCTTTGACCAAAGGTAGTTATTTAATTTGTGTTTCTACTACCAGGAATGAACCACAAAATTACGCCTTTGCGTTAGTTGTTGAATTTCCAACTACTGAAGGTTATTTTCAAGTTGAAGATTTTGAGGGCGGGTTGTTTTTGACAGAAGATGGCTTTAATATTATCTTAGATCCTGTTGATGATTCTTTCTACGAGTCTATTCACGATCACTCTCTGTCAGAATGGAAGGAAATCTGGTCTGCATCACATCAAGATACAGATAAATTTCCCTCAGTCTTGGTTCCTTTGGCTAATCGAGCATGATTAAATTTTTACTCGCATTATTTAAACAAACCTCTAAAAAACCAAATGCAACCTGGGTTGAGTATTGCAGCCAAAACCCGCATGCTTCTGGGTGCCGCATTTACGATGTTTAAAGATTTAAAAGATTATATTTGCTCTTAGAATAAAAGAAACAGGAGATAACAATGTCTCACCTTAATCAGTATTTAGAAGTTGCTTTAGCTATTCATGCAGCATGTTCTGCAATTTGCGCATTAACTCCCACGCCCAAGGATGATGCACTTGCTCGTAAAGCGTATCGTCTTATTGAAATTGCTGGTTTAGTTATTGGACGTGCCAAACAGCGTTGATTAATTTGGTAATGCTTGGAACCAAAATACTGTTCCATCATTTTTTTCAACCCATTCTCGTGTTGCGTAAGCTTGTTCTTTTGACAAGGTTACGCATTTTTTTTCTTCTCCTACTTCCCAGCAGATATTTACCCTGATATAAGGCTCCTTATACTTTTTCATCCTTTAATAATCCCATCTTACTTTTGGTTTCCCTGCTCTAATTCCAATATGGACAAAACCTTTTGGTGCTCCATAGCCAACTGAGTATGGCCAATTATTATCACACCAATCTTGTAAAGTCCACAAATTAATTCCTTCAATATAAAAGTCAATAGCACCTACATTGGGTGCGGAATATAAATGCTCAGAATTTGATGCACCGCCTACTGCTGCATTAACAGCTGGAGGTCGATTTGCGCTAGTAATAATTAAAGGTTTGTTTCCAAATTTTGAACGAGCTTTTTCAAGAAACTTGCAGATTTCTAGCGCAGTGTCACATTGGTATTGTTTATTAAACCTACGACCTTCTTGATTAAGGGTTAATTCACCATATGCAATATTTGGTGTTATTTTATATGTGAAAGGGCTCCACGGATTGAATTTAGGGGCTGGTGCAGGGCTTGGCTTAGGGGCTGGTGCTGGCTTCATATCCAGCTCTCTGTCCATAATCTGCATCAACTTGTCACTATAAGACGGATCCGTTGCATAACCTTCTACTACTAATAATCGTGCACATTCATTTCTATTTTGTGCACGGTTTACTCCTTTAAACTTTCCAAAATCTTTGTACCATCTTTCTACTAAGTAACAGACACAGGTATAAAGATCTGGAAAATCAATAAACCCAGCTTTAATTGTGATCCATTTACCGTTTAAAAATTCTTGTGTATTAACGTTTGACCCTGTTCCTTTAAGCCCAAAATAATTATGGGTACCGGAAGTGTGTTTGCCCCAGCCTGATTCCAGAGCCCACTGTGCAGCAACTACTTCTGGATATTTAGATCCTGCTTGTTTTGCTGCTGCAATAAGACCTGCCCAATCATTGGTAAAGTTTTCTATTTCGACTTTAGGTTTATCTTGATTTCTGTATTTACGTGCAAAAAGCTCCAGGTCAGAAGTAGAAACTCTGCCCTGAAGCCATTCAAAAGCATTGATTTGATGAGGCAGACCTTTAAAAAACTCGGCTGCCTCTACAAGCTTTATTGCCATTGACCTAGAGTCTTTTACTAACTCTAAGTCACCTCTTATCATTCAATGACATCGGGTGTCACTACAGGCGTTTCGCCTTGTGGAACAGCTTCTCCAAATTCAATGGTTTCTAGTAATTCAGCAAGCAAGTTACCAGCAAATGTAATGAGGTTGATGTCATTAGTTGCTTTGGCTGCGCCAAACGAATTAATTGCGGAAACCAGGTCTTCTTTTGTGCAGGTCATGGTTTTAGTTCACCTTACATAAAGTATATCAATTTGTGCCGAGCAATGGATCTTGCGTCGGTAAAATCTGTTCATTAACCAATGGCTGTTCTGGAATACTGTCAATTTCAGTGACAATCCCATTTTCGTCTTCTTCGTAATAAGACGTTGTTTTAGTGTCGCAATCAAAAACAATAGAGTACTTTTTAGCCATGGTTAAAATCAACCTTCATATAAGATATTAAAGGATCCAGCGTCAAATGCCGAAGTAATATCAACAAGCTGTACTTGGGTCAATGCTCCGGCCAGGGCAATATAGCCGTTTAAACATCCTGTCCTATTATTTGTGCCAGTTGCGTTTGCAGCAAAAGTCCCACCTATGACCCAGGTATTTCCCGTAATATTAGAAAGAGTCAGGCTGCCGGAATAGATGCTAGCTGCTCCACTGGAGCCTGCAAAAACTATTGTAAACTCTGTTGAAAAAGCAGCTACGCTTGGTGTGCCACCATCTGAAACACGGAAATTTGCACCTGAATATCCAGTTGAAACAATTCCACCAGAAGTACCAACCCGAATTCCAAAAGTATCTGCCCCTGTGGTACTGACATCACTAAATAAAAGATGAATTCGTTTTACCCAACTTGGGATAGAAGAGAATGTTGCAGTACTAACAGAAACTGTTGAGATAGCAGATTCCGCTTTAAGGCTTCCTTGTACTGATCCGGTAGTAATAATATTTTGGCTACCAAAATCAGGACTAATTTTTGTTCCCGCAATTGCAGCCGAAGCATTTACATCAGCATTAACAATGACACCAGTGCCAATTGATGTAACCCCACCGCTTGTAATGGTTACATCACCGCTCATTGCGGTAACGGTCGGTACGTTACTCGCGTTACCAAGCAGGATAGAACCCGCCGTCATATTTGCTAGTTTGCTATATGCAATTGCAGCGCTTGCATTAATGTCTGCATCAGCAATAGTTCCATTAGCAATCATGTTGCTTGTAACTGTACCCGTATCACCTGTTGTGACAACGGTTCCTGTTACATCAGGAAGAGTAAGTGTTCTTGATGTTGTTAACGTCCCTGGTTGAATAGTGACCCTTAACGATGTGGTACCGCCAGCGCGGCCCGCAAGAACTATGCCATCTTGTGTTGATGTTGCAGTACCAAACGTCTGGCCGGTACTGTTATAAAACGTGTTGGTACCAGTAAAACTATTGTTTGCGTCGCTTAGAACAACTGTACCGCTTGCGTCTGGAAGCGTTAGTGTTCTATTTGTAGTAAGAGTTCCGGGTTGAATTGTAACTCTTAATGAAGTTGTGCCACCAGCACGTCCTGCAAGGATGATTCCATCTTGTGTTGATGTTGCAGTGCCAAATGTCTGACCAGTGCCGTTATAAAAAGTATTGGCTCCAGTAAAAGCGTTTGCAGCGCTTAAGCCAGCTGCGCCAATAGTGTTATAAGAAAGAGTAACTGCAGCACTACCGTTAAAGGTTGATCCACTTGAGGCACCTGCACCTCCATTATTAAGAGTAAGCGCATTAGTTGTATTTGCTGTAACCGTGCCAGTACCACCAAGAGAAATAGCTGTGCCATTAACGGTTACAGAACTATTAGCCAACATCGTGTTGCTAACAGTTCCCGAGCTGCCTGTTACAACAACCGTCCCTGTTACGTCGGGTAGAGTAAGCGTTCTTGATGCTGTTAGAGTTGTTGGTTGAAGAGTAACACGTAAAGACGTTGTGCCTCCCACTCGACCTGCAAGGACAATTCCATCTTGTGTTGATGTTGCTGTGCCAAATGTCTGACCAGTGCTGTTATAAAACGTGTTGGCACCAGTAAATGCATTATTGGCTGATAAAAAGACATCGCCACCTGTACTGATTGTTGTCCATGTAGGAGTACTACCAGAACCGTTGCTGGTTAAAACCTGACCACTAGTACCGTAGTTGGCGCCAGATAGACCAAAGGCACCGGTGGAAGCAATGCGCAGCCGCTCCGTGGGGCTGGATGCACCATCGGCAGTGGTACTAAAGACAAGCCGTCCTGGCATGTCGTTGAGGCCAGGGGTGCCGTCTATGGCTGCGAAAATCTGAGCTGCACGTATTTGCGCTGCTCCATCAGACGCGCTGAAGTAAATCGAACCGGCTACATCGCCACTGACAGCAATCGCTTCTGTCCCAACTGTTGTTGTGTTGCTACGTCCAAGCTGTAAAGTACCGCCTCCACCTGATGCAGTGTTAAACAACACTGAAGAAATTGAGCTATCCGCAAATGTTGAGGCGACTCTTTGTAGGCCAGGGCTCCTGGCTGCGCCATCACCAGTTGGAACGTTATAAACACTACTCGTCCCCACCAGTAGACGGCCGGAGGAGTCGATGCGGGCGCGTTCGGCTAGTGCAGTGTTGAATAAGTCAGCTGACCCAGTGTAGAACTTAATCTCTCCAAGAAATCCATTTGTGCCTGCGCCATTCATGCCAATGGCGGCCAAGCCATTGACGCTGCCTATGTCAGAGCGAAGCAGGCGTCGTTCGGTTGGTCTGTCTCCAGCTCCAGCGCCACCTGTGGACTGAAGCGCAAGGTTGCCACCCGTGACAGAAACAATGTCTCCAGGCGCAGTCGTGCCAATCCCAACCCTGCCGCTGCTGTCAATCCGCAGGCGCTCCGTAGGGCTGCTAGCACCATCGGCCGTAGTGCTAAACACCAAACGCCCTGGCATGTCGTTGGTGCCGGGGGTGCCGTCTACGGCTGCGGAGATAGCGGCGCCTGTAATAAATGCCGTGCCATCAGAGCCGGCATATTGCGTCTGACCTAGAACATCATTTGCCTGGACGACAGTATGACTGCCGGTTGTAGCATTGCGTGATTTTAGGAAGAAAAAGTTAGAGCCGCTTGCATCTGCGCTAAATAGCGATGCGCTATAGCTATAGAACGAATTAGTCTGAACTTGTGCGGGGAAAGTTACAGCAGTAATTGAGCTGCTCGTACCCACCAGCAGTCGGCCGGAGGAGTCAATGCGGGCGCGTTCAGTAGTTGCAACTGATCCCGATGGCGTCGTATTAAAGGAAATAAAACCAGGGCTAGAAGTTGAGCTAATTGCTCCGTCACTGTTTACACCGATTGCCGCAACATCTCGATAAGCAGTCCCGTCATAGCCACGTCCAACAACCACCGCGACGTTGGTGCTGGTGCTAATTACAGTAGGTGAGGCTTGTGTACCTGCAGCACTACGCAGAACTATTGACCCAGGTGCTCCGTATCTGCCGCTATTAAGCACTCCGTTATCAACGTGCAACAGAGATGCTGGGCTTGCAGTGCCTACTCCAATATTCCCACTCGCATCTACAAACACCCGCCCCGTACCACCCGTGCTGATCGCCAGCTGATCCGCGCCGGGGCTGTAGATGCCGGTATTTAAATCATTGCCTACAACAAGTGCTGGTGCGGCAGCAGAACCTGTATTAATAACACGTAACTGACCAACAGAATCAATAATTACAGCACTAGCTCCGCCCGTGCTAATTCCCAGTAAATCGGTACCTGCACTATATAAACCAGGAGAAACACTTGTGCCAGTACCTATCTGCAAACTAGGTATAGCAGCAGTTCCTGCTGGGACCTTGACAATAGCACCAGAAATCTGTGTCGTGAATACACCAGAAACAAAATTAGCCGTTGTACCAGTAACTGTTAAACCTGAAACAGTGGTACCACCTTGAATAATGTTCCCAGAAATAGTACCAGTAGCTGTTACGTTACCTGTAAATGTTGGATTCTGAGCTAAGCCAGAAATTGAAATACTTTTATCTACGCCACCATTCGTAAACGTAATCGTGTCAACTTTGATGGTACCGTAAGGCATTTGTTTTCTCTACTGTCTTTTATTTATTTTAGTTCAAAAGATCAAGGCAAAATCGTTAAAGGCCCTTGGATAATAAATCCAGAAGTTCCACCGGACACTACACCTGAACAAATAACCGCTGGCGTTGCGCCAGAAGGTGTAGTGATTGTTATTGTGCTGCCAGTGATGTTTGTAAATAAACCGGTATTCCCCGTGACTGTCGCACCGGAAACACTTGTACTGAAGTTACCGCTTGCAAAATTAGCAGTTGTGCCAGTAACCGTGGCGCCTGTAAGAGAAGTAAATGCGCCTGATGCACCTGTAACAGTAATGAACTGAGCAGTCGTGCCAGTAACAGTTGCACCCGATACAACTGTGGTAAATATTCCAGTAACAAAAGTTGCAGTTACACCAGTTGTTGTTGTTCCAGTTAAAGAAACAAATGTGCCAGTTGTGGCTTGTACTGTTGTTCCTGTAATGGTAGTGCCACTTAAAGTTCCGGTGACTGTTACGCCAGATCGAAACTGTGCATTGCCAATAGTATTAGTATCACCAGAAAAAGTTAAGCCACCGGAGAATGTTTGGTTAAGCGCTGTTAATGTATCAAAAATTCCACTGGTACCACGGATAATATTACCTGTGATTGTGGCCCCAGAAAGCTGAGTCGTAAATACACCTGAGACAAAATTGGCTGTTGTTCCAGTTACCGTGACACCTGTGACTACGGTGAACGCACCACTGATACCAGTTATTGTTGTAAATTGAGCCGTGGTTCCAGTAATGGTAGTACCAGTTAACGCTGTAAATGCACCACTAATACCAGTAACAGTTGTAAATTGACCGGTTGTTCCTGTGACCGTTGCACCTGATAAATAACTTGTAAATACTCCGGAAACACCAGTAATATTACTAAATCGTCCCGTATTGCCTGTTACTGTTGCACCCGATACCTGTGTAGTGAAAGTACCATTAACACCGGTGATATTAGTAAAAGAACCCGTTGCACCTGTAACAGTTGTGCCACTAATAGTACCAGTAACTTGAATCCCAGATGCAAAAACACCTGAGCCAGCAACGGTAAGATTACCACTGGTGTTTAAATTTCCTGTTGTTGTAATTGATCCATTAGCAACAATGGTTCCAGTGACTGTTAAATTGTTTTGTATTGCTTGTGAATTAGCTGTTAAATTTTGAAAAACACCGGTAGCACCGCTAAGTGTTTGTCCTGTTACCGTTGTAAATAATCCTGTGTTGCCAGTGACTGTCGCCCCAGAGAGCTGGGTTGTAAATACACCCGATACACCAGTAACGTTTGCTCCGGAAATGCTTTGTCCTGTAATAGTAGTGAATTGGGCTGCAGTGCCAGTTACTGTTGCACCTGACAGCGTTCCCGTAAAAACACCAGTGACACTGGTAACTGACTGAAAATTACCTGTTGTAGCGTTTACAGTTTGCCCAGTTAACGTATTGCCCGAAACTGTATTGGTAAAAATACCTGTCGCAAAACTGGCAATAGTACCGCTTGTTGTTCCGGTAATAGTAATATTATTTTGAACAGTAACGCCACTAAAGGTTGCCGCACCCGTAGCAGTTAAGGCCCCCAAAAGAGCTGTTCCGCTAACCGTTAATCCACTTTGAATTACAACATTACCGCTAAATGTAGCAGTGCCGCTAGGGCTGATGTAATACTGATTCAAGTATTCCTTGAATTCAGTAAAAGTAATTTTTTTATTTCTTAGGGTGGGATCTACTTCAAAAACGTGGACAAGAGTTAATACATCTGCGTCGTCGATAGAAGCACTATCGATAGACGGAAATTCGGTAATTTTTCTATTGGCCACCTACGGTTACAATGCACTCTATTGTTTTATTATAGATGTTCTATTTATTTCACCTTTACTTCAATGCGTGGAATAACATGAGAAACACCTTTCCAAGCCAACTGAATTCCTGTTACAATTCCACAAGATATCAAGAGGACGATCAGCAGTTCGGCAACAGTTAAATTTCGTCGAACATAAACAACTTGAGGGGGTTGAGCTGGTTGTGGCAAAACCTGCCTCTCTGCCATTGCTTGACGGACGGCAAGCTCACGCGCACGAGCCTTAAGTTCATTCAGTTGATCCGGTGTGATCTGTTCCAGGGGAACTTGGAAGGCTGGCTGACTAGGGGGAACCTGTTGTTCTTCCATTGTTGCAAGTGATTTTCTTACACATTAGCATTTAAAAAACGGTCTTGGTATGCAGTACGGTATTCGTAAAGGATTTGAAGATGTCGCCTACGAATTAAAAGGCATCAAAAATATCCTCTCTTCTCTTTGGCATAGCAGGTATGGAGAAGGAGAAACTGATGTCCTCAATCCAGACGCATACGCAGATGAATACATTTCAACTGAAGAATGCGGTCGCCGGCTTGGAGTTTCAGATCAAACCATAAGAAATTGGATTGCTATTGGCAGAAAACAACCAACGAAAGGATGGGTCGAAGGTGTTCATTATGTCAATGTATCTCCTGATAACAAACGCAAGGCATTGATTAGGATCCCCTGGAACCGATTAATTCAATCCTTTGCAAAAAATAAAGATATTAGCTACAAAGAAATAGGCGCCGATGAAAATACACGCAAGGAGCTGTATAACGTGAAACCTTTTGGCCGCCTTTGATTATGGCATATCGTTTTAGGGGTGTTGATATATCCATCCTTACGGTTTCTAATTGCTTAGAACTGCTACCAAAATCCCTTGCCCTGCAAGTGCAGATGTTTTTGCCGCCTGACGGCTCTTTTGATGATGGGTGCCTGCAACGTTATTTAGAAAATTTACATGCATTTGAAGAAGAAGACGAAAACTCTGGCATGACACTTGCAAATCGTCTTCGTTTGGCATTTAAAGATATGATGCCAGATACAATTTGTGGTAAATTTCCCCAGGCAGAGCTGCCTTTGAAACGTCGGCTGCGTTGTGTAGCTGAGTATCTCATTCGCTCTGGGGAATTTGATAAACTACGAGATGAAAATGGTAAGCTTTTAAAAAAACGCGGCGCTCTGGGAAAGCTTGTTGTTATGTACCAGCCAACGCCTAAGCTACTGGAAGCCCTCTACAAACAAAATTTAATTGCACGATGAGTAAAAGAGAACAATTAATCGCTTCTGTCATTGGTCCCAAAATGGACCAAACAAAAGCACGTATGTTGGATGCAACGGTTCGGCTCATCCTTGGTGACATGGGCCAGCAGTACTGTAAATTCTGGGAGGTGGAAGGCCCAGGAGTGATGGTGTTTCAGCCTGAATCTGGCGAACGTTCCATGTTTTTCTTAACATTAAAAGAATTGCATACTGCACAAGAGGAGTGTGAGCGATCCAATGACGGCGATATGGCAGAAAGTTTTAGGCGTATCCTGTCTGCAGCGCAGAAAATCGATCCAAAAGAAAAAGCTGGATATGTTATTAACGATTCTGATGGGATGCGTTATTTTGAAGTGGACTATAACAAAGTAGATGACAACATTTGTTCCTAGTCTTCGCAGAGAAGATGCTGAGTTAATTACAAATAAAGATCTTGTTACAGCCGCTCATGCATTAATGGGCGGCATTGATCTTGATGTTGCAAGCTCTACATTGGCTAATACTTATGTAGAAGCAAAACATTTTTACACACCATTGGATGACGGCTTAAATGCTCAACCCTGGTATGGAAACGTGTATTTATTCCCTCCTAGTGGATGCTACTTTTGGGAAGAAAAAAATCAACGCTGGAAGATGACCAGAGCTTCTTCCAGTACATTGACCTCCTCTCATGCTGTGTGGTTTCGGCGTCTATACCGTGAGTGGATGGCAGGAGAAGTAAAACAAGGACTTTATTTCACCAACTGCCCTGACATGATTCGCTATGAACAAAAGTTATTTGATTTTCCTGTGTGCATCTTAAAAACTGCTCCCATTCTCATGCGAAGAATTAAGAATGAAGTAAAGAAACACAAAACAGCAACTTCATTTTTAGTTTATTTTCCGCCTACCACGGACACCGATCAGGCAATCAGTAATTTTATTGATATCTATGGTCACAAAGGGCGCATTCTTTGTTGACTTCTGTATACTAAGAAACGATAACAGGGAACTATGAGCGTTCTTGCTGACTGGGAAATTCGTGAGCTGGCCGAAGAACAAGGCATGATTGAGCCTTTTGTTGGCCATCTGGTCAACGAAGAAGACAATCGTCGTCTATTGAGCTATGGCCTCAGTTCCTACGGCTACGATATCCGCCTTTCTCCCAAGCAATGTTTAATTTTTGGAAGGATTTCAGAGGGGGAATGCGATCCGAAGAATTTTAAACCTGATATTTTGAAGCCTGCTGAATTGCAGTCTGATGAAAGAGGTGATTATTTTATCTTGCCTCCATATGGTTATTGTCTTGGTGTAGCACAAGAACGTTTAAAGTTACCTGGCGACGTAACGGTTGTTGCAGTAGGTAAATCTACCTATGCGCGATCAGGGATATTGGTTAATATCACTCCTGCCGAATCGGGCTGGGAGGGATATCTGACTTTAGAAATTAGTAATTGCACTGGATTATTTAATCGTATCTATGCCAACGAGGGTATTACACAGCTTCTTTTCTATCGTGGTAAACCTTGTGAGGTGACTTATCAGCATCGAAAGGGCAAGTACCAGGACCAGCCCAAAAACGTGGTGTTTTCTCAAGTTTAAACAAATGGCTGGCCAAACATTGATTTAGGAGTGCGGGCGTATCCAACTGAACCGGTACGCCCTCCAGAGTCTCCTCTAGTTGGTAGTTCTACGCCCTTAATAACTGCACCTGTTCTGGGTGTTCTGCCACGAATCATTGGTTCATCAATACTTGCCCTTTGTCTGTATTCACCAGCAGTTCGTGCTGCTCGCATAAAACGCCCAATACGTTCTTGATCTTTGTTTAAAGAAGATGCAGCGGCTCGCTCTTCTGGATCTAAGCGCCGCAAATCAATGTCGTACGCCTGTTCAGGCCGTAAATCAGATGCTTCTGCCCCGGAGGTTCCAGAGCTGATCCGTGGATCGTAATTAGAGCTATATGTATTTGCCATCTTATTATTGTAGAAGCAGTAAATCGTTGGTTAGTTGTGATGCATTCTGCAGCTGGATTTTTGGATGCTTTTGTTCAGGACGAAATTAAATGTCGTTGTTTGACAGAAGAAGATTTTGGCGCACCTCTTGATAACGCAGAAAATGATGTGCCGCTGTACGATATGTATAATCGCGGTTTAGTTGCATGCGAACAAGGGTTGGATCGGAATCCATTGAATCTCGAGGGGCAACGGCCCGGAATGACGGGTTACATCCCATCGATGGAGGAAGCACTGGAGCAGTACCCAGCTTCCTCGCCACGACCGAAGAACTTAGTACTGGAACTGGAGGCGCCCTCGGAGAAGGAACGAGTGTTGTCGGCAAAACGACGTGGTTTGCTCCGGTAGATCCAGTGCCTGAAGTAATGGATTGCCCTGGTGGCGTATGCCCAGTACCATGGGCTGTCAAAGAAGAGGCTCCTGTGCTCCAGGGCGATAATGTCAACCACCCAACGCACTACACAGATAGTGGGAGTATTGAGTGTATTGAGGCCATTGAGGCTTCATTAACACCAGATGAGTATCGTGGTTACCTGAAAGGCAACATTCAAAAATATGTATGGCGTGAACGCTTGAAGGGGGGCACTGAATCCCTTAAGAAAGCGCAGTGGTATATTGATCGCTTGATTCAGTTAGACGAAATTCAAAAAGGCTGAAGATCGTCTTCGTTTTCATCCTCGTCGTCGTCAATACAGGCGGCGGCGAGTTCTGCTAACTCAATCTCAGTTGGGATGTCAAAATCAATGGAAATGTTTTCATCTTCCATCAAGGATTTAATGGCGTACCACTCCATAAGGCGCTGGTGGTACAGATTGAGAAGTGCACAGTACAACTCCTCCCATGTCATCTCTTGCGCAGCAAGTTCTGCTTTACGCATTGAGAACTGCAATTCTAGGGGGAGTTCAAATTCCCGTGGCTCAACTGACCTCTCCATCCCGCTCTGCATGTTCTCAATGCAATTATTCTAAGCCTAGCCGCCAAATACTAGATTTGCGTCATCAGCACTAAAATCTGACCAGGGATTTTCATCAATACAAAAATCGTTAGCAAATTTTGATAAGACATAAGGACTGATGCTTTCTTCTAAACCTCTGATAGCGCGTACTTCGTGTGGTGCTGCGGTGTAATTACGAAATGCTGTCAGTAAAACTTCGGTTGAGGACCAGGAATTGGCGTCAACTTCCCGTAGGAATAAACTAATTTCTTCCCTGCGGCGATCAAGTAATCCACCAACAACCTTATGATCTTCGTTGAAAATCCATCTACCCATTTCTTCTGTGGCACCGCAAAAGTCTTCGTGCTCAATAGCATCAATAACATGGCTGTACAAAAAAGGCTCCCAGCCAATCGAGTGAATAAAAGAAATTAGGGCTTGACGCATACAGTCATCTAACCCCAAATTCAATTTCAAAAGCTGTGTTTCAATTACATTAACCTCATGAAACAAATACTCCAGTGCTTTTTGTTTACTGCAGCATTGTCCCTTTTTAACAGGAGAACCATCGGGATAGAATTGGCTTCCATACCCGATGGTATATGGGTCTCCTCCTGTGTTCGGATCTGGGTATGCCTTTTCGTTAAATCCTTCGTATTTACGAATGATGTTAATGGCAGACGAAAAATCCGACATGGAAGTAACAATAATTACTTCCAATCATACACAATTTATTTGCCTTGACCGCGACTTAACTTGCGACCATGATTTGGCTTTGAGTGCTTGCCATCACCCTGTCGCGTTAGTTTAGGGCGAGACTCGATCTTAATGGATGCAGATGACTTAGGTTTTGCCATGTAATTGAATGAGTGGCCCTACCACTTTACACGGTTTGACCAGTACCTGGCAGACATGATGCTTGGATTAGGATCTTGTGCATTATGCCGTGCGTAATATGAACGTTTTCTTGCTTTGTCCTTCTCTGTTGTTGGGTGTTTACCAGCACCTTCTACGCCTTGCTGACCAAACCTGATAATTTTTTCCTCTCCGCCTTTACATGCTTTAACAACATGTGATTTGGTTGGATGTCCAGGGGTGCGGCGTGGTTTGTTGCACGCCATTGAATCTTTATGTAATTTTGCTGCTTTTGCTGCTTTGCGTGCCTTATCTGCCATTAGCTAAATCCTTTAAACATTGATGTAAATTCACCAAGAATTTTTTGTCCTGTTGCAGACTTGTAATCGTCATCTGTATCTTCTTCATCAAACAGTCTAAAGTAACTAGGCGCTTGTTTATCTTCTGTTGTTGTTGTTTCTTTTGCGTTGTCAAATAAACTTTCCATTGATGCCATGCTTTCAAAGGGATCACTACTGGTCAATCCTGAGTAACTGCCGCCTAATTGAATTCCACCGGCCTTACTTCCTTGTGTAAATAATTCCATTTCCCCTCTATCAATATCGGTCATAAAAGAGTTATAAAAATCATCTTCTGTTCCTTGGTAACCAGCATTGCGAAACACTTTGTATAATTCGGTTTCTTCTGGCGAACCAGTTGTTGCTGCGTCACTGGTCCTTTCAATATAATCAACTCCCAACCTTTCTTGTGTTGGACGCAACCTTTTCTCGTTTAAGTACTTAATAGATTCTCGAATTTGTTGCGCGGCATTAGTCCTAAAAGAATCGATGATATATTGCCTTACTTCATCTATGCCAGCATCGCTACCTGCCAACCCCTGGGACTCAAGTAGTTTATTCCATTCCTCTTTATTTGTTTCAGGATTTACGCCACGCAAAAGCTCATCAGCAAAAGATTCTGGCGTCACAAAATTCATAAATGTTACATCGCCAAGATTGTTTTTCTCCTCTAAAATTTGCGGCAATATTGTATTTTGAATATATTGATTTGCATCTTGAAATGTTAAAACGTCTCTTGCGCCGTCAAAATTATATTTAGGTCCGCCCACAACTTCATAATGTAATCTGGCAAATTGTAGTGGATCGTTGATATCTAAACCATATTGATATGCAAGTTGCGCCCATGTTTTTCCTATGCCTTCAACAACAGTATTGGGATTAGATTTGGCCAATTGATAATCTGAATCAACTTTTGCTTTTTGTTCGGCATATTTAGTAAGCCTTGGATCATCTGCGCTAAAATTACCTGTCGGATTTAAATAAAACTCAGGATCAAAATTTGATTTTTGCGTATTGGACTGCCGATAAATTTGATCTAAATACGCCTTCGCCCTTAGATCTGCAATATCTTTTAATGCGCTAATAGAGCTTTGTGTTTGGAATATGTTTTGTTCTGCTTGTGACACATCCAGATAACTTGTGAATTCAGACATTGACTTGGAAGCATCAAAGCGTGGCTTCAAGTAAGTATTAATGTACTTATCCGCAAATTCTTTATCCAACACATAGGTTTTAGTGGGGTCTTCCAGATCCTGGAAAGTTGTTCCTTCCTTGTACTTTGTAGTCAATTGTTCATCAAACCACTTTTGCCAGTTATATACAGCCGTGCTGCGACTTGGGATTCCAGTAATTTTTCCTAATTCTTTTGAAAACTTTTCTTCTGTATCTTCTTGTCCTCCCATCCAACCCATGATGCCGCCTGCACCAAAATCACCAAGAATAGACGCACTGATATCTTGATTTAATGTTGTAATTTCTTTAAATCCGTCTAGTTGTGCATATAAATCAAATTGCTGTTCTTGTGCTTTTGCGTTTTGCAAAGCCTGGAGTGATTCTTTTAGTGCGTCCAGCGTCATTGCGCCAAACATTTTTTCTTTTTGTTGTTCTTCTTCTGTTGTTAACTGAGATACCTGCTCACCAAGTAAAGATTGGTCACCTACGCCAAGAACGCGATCCCTATAAAGTTGATAATCTGCATCAGTTAAAAATTCTGCATACTTTTGTACAAGTTGTGCGTCGTCTACGTCGTTTCCACGCGCACCCAATTTATTTCCGACAGTGGTGTAATGATAATGCGCATAAAGATCGCGATCAAAACGACCCAAAATATCTAAATCATCATTTTGCAATGCGGCGTTAAATCGTTGATCAACACTGTTTCCTATATCACCGGTCTGGGTACGGTAATACAATGAGTTAAATACCCCCGTGGGAGGTTGCAGTCCTTCCTTGGGATTCCAAGGAGATAATCTATCAATTAAGTAATAAGCTTTAAATCCACTTTTTGCTGTATTAACGTAAGTGTCATATTCATTCTGTGTTATTAATCCTTGCGACAATAAATTAGATAATTTTTGAGTAGGCAATCCATCTCGTGTAGATACATATGTAGGATTATCTGGAGTTCCTGTTTTGCTACCCTGTAAATAATTAACTACTTCCTGGCTCCATTCATTAAGTATCTGGTTTTTCTGATTAAGTTGAAGATTTTTTTGATTGATGTCTGCTGCAGTTAAATTGTTACTTTGTGCTGTGGCGCGAAGAGTGTCTTGCCCTTGGTTGTAGATTGAAGCTAATTGTTGGCGAAGCGTATCTTGATTCTGATTAAATGTAGTTAACGCTTCCTGCCTGCGTTGGTCTTGTTGTTGATTGTATTCCGCTAGAGTTTGTTGTCCAGCCTGTTGTTCTTCTGTATTGTAAGTATTTGCTTGTTGATCTCTTAATATTGCTTGTTGCTGATTATACGTATTAACTGCAATAGTTCTGGCGTCAATATCGTTTAAATTGCTTGTGTTATTTGTGTTTAATTCGGCAATTTTGGCTAAAAGTAAATCCTTTTGATTGTCACTTAAACTATTGCGGAAGCCGTCAGAAAACTGTTGTTTAAGCGTTCCTTGGTATGTGATGCTTTTTTGATTCCAATTAGCTGGTTTATTTGGCTCTGTCCAGCTTATTTGTCTGTTGCCATCTGAATCAATTTTTGTCCAGAAAGTTACAGTTGTTGGCCTGTTAGCTGGATATTGATCTGCAAAATCTTGATCTGTTTTATTGGGAAATAATGTAAGAAAATCATCGGCAGTTTTTGGTGTAAAGCCAGCGGCAATGTCCGCTGCAGTTTTATAAGGAAAAAGCGTTTCAAAATCTGTAATTGTTTTATATGGCGCTTCTACAAAAAAATCATTAACAGTTTTATATGGATATAAAGCTAACGGATCGACTGTTGTGTAGTTTGTTTTGTAGTCGGTTGAATAAGAAAGAACTTGCCATCCCTGCTTTGGATCCCAATAAGCCATTAAACGTCACCAAAAATAAATACTGATGTTTGCCTGGTCCAGGCTTCAATCCTATCAAGTTTTTCTAAAGAAAAAAACTCTTGTTTTTCGTACCATGTTTTCATATCTTCTGAACCTTTATTTGCATTGCACTTCCTGCAACAAGGTAATAAATTATGGCGATTAGACGAGCCTGATTTAAACCGTGGAACAATATGATCTAGGCTTGTTGCTTGTTCCTGGCAGTAACCGCATTTATTATTCCAAGCCTGATAAATACTTTCGCGAAATTTTTTCTTAGCCAATTTAGGAGTTAATTCAACTAGCAGGGCGAGAGGCTCATGCTCGTTGCAATACATACTCTTTAGTTGCCGTTAATTTATTCTAATTTCAACACACGTTACTTAGCTTGCAAGAAGAGATAAAGCTTTAATTAAGACCCTTGACAAGGTCGTTTTACTCCGTACTGTATGGAAGTACACATTTGCTTACCTATGGCTAAGCATCCAGGTTGGGTCTCGGCCCAGCAAGCAGAAGAGCTTCTCGGCATTGACAAGAAAACCTTGTTCAAGTACCGGGATGACGGCACCCTGAAGCTGGGTCCTCACTACGCAGCGTTTCCCGAGACGCGCTCCAGGGATGGCTATCTGTGGAACGTAAACGCTGTCAGGAAGCACTTGCGAAAGATTGAGCAGCCCGTTGCCGCTGCCGCTTGATGGAGGAATAATATCTTTTACGCATGCTATGAGCCAGGATCAAATCAGTGACATTCATACTGATCTCCTGGAGAGCCATAGCCCGATACAGACGTGACACAAGGGGACTCCAGCAGCTCCACACATCGTGGGGCTGCTTTTCTTTTAGCTGGAAAAGAAGCACCCACTGTGGATGTAGAGGACGTATGGCTCGTTTACGTCCTGCGATAATCAAGTTGTTGCCATCCCAGGTAAAACCACCTGCATTTTTAAATTGCTCTGGCGTAAGGCCAAAGGTTGCTGTCATACCAAAAAGCCAGGCGATGCCTTCGTTTTTACGCCTGGAAACCAGTGAGAAATACTCATCGACAATGCGTTGATCAAGCGGAGGAGAGTGGGACATACTGAATTGAGCTAGATGCACCGACCATAGAAAAAGCCGGTGCACCCTCGCAAGTGCTTAAAGATATTTTAATCTATTGCTTTTAATCCATTAAGTATTCTTATTCTTGTGCGGGAATACCTTCCGCATATGCTGCCCAAGCAAGCCCTATTGCTTCCATCGTTGATTTTTCTGTTATTTCATATGGGAGATGAACAACGTCACCTCCTTTGTAAACAGTTGGAGAACCGTCGTAAGAAATGGTACTAAAACCGTATTGGCGCTTAGCTAATTGTTCTTGGGATGCTGGTGAAGTTGAATCCACCACGTCACCAAAGCTTGGCGTGTTAGTCATGGTTTTCTATAGATCATAAGGTTTTGTAAAAACCAACCCATATGATATCCATTGCGGATATATTCGATGGTTTTTTGTTCTTCAACAGTATCACGAACTAAACCAGTTGCATTTAATAGTTTTTCCCAATACGTTTTTTCTTGGCAATTAATGTGTCCTACGCCGCCTTGACCTGGTTTTGCAGCGGTCCAAATTAAAACTCCCCCTGGGTTTAAAGTGTCATGCATAACTTGAACAATTGATTCATTCTGAGAAGAATCAATGTGTTCTGCTACCTCCATACACAAAACAAGATCTGCTTTCTCCTCTGCTTCATGTAGGCTCTTGCAATAAATATTTGGCATACCTTCTACGCGCACGTCTGTGTCGTAACCAATGCAGTCAACGCCTAAGTCATTAAATACATTGACATATGTACCTGGGCCGCAGCCAAGATCAAGTACAGTATCTGGCTTAAAAGTATCAACAAGATAAGGAACAAGACGTTGTGCAAATGGCTTTTCTTCTTGATCTAAAAAAGAGTAATCAATGGCTTGCGTTTCAATGCCACGTAATTCATACCATCCCTTGTGTTGCAAATTATCTAGCGTTCTAAAGATTTGATCGTATTGTTTACCGCATGCATCCAGGCTATATCGACTGCGTGCATTAGCTGCAACTACTCTTCGATCTAATAGATCAACATCAACAATGGCATCAAGCCATTCCTGGAGGGTATGACATCTAAATCCAGTGATGCCATTAGATATGGTTTCTGTAAATGCCCCGTAATCAACTGCAATTAACGGTGTGCCACACAGCATTGCTTCTACTCCACTGCCGCCAAATGGTTCTGTAAAGTTTGTGGGCATTAAAGCTGCACGTGCGTTACGCAGAAAATCAGAACGCGCCTTACCAGAAATTGGACCTCCATAGTGAATGTTTGGATGGCTCCAGGGCATGGGATCACCTTGCCCGTGGATAACAATGGGCCATGGACTATATTTAGCTATTTCTAAAATCGTATCCATTCCCTTGACAGAGCAAATGCGACCGAGGAATGCTAAATACTGTCCAGGTTCATAATTTGGCTCCCATTCTTCAATATCAAAATAGTTGGGTACAACCCATTCGTAGTTACGTCCCTGTCTGTTTTCTTTGCCCTGATGATAGTGCATCCAGGCGTACGACTCAAAGATACGAAAACTATTAGGCATTAATGTTGGATAACCTATTCCGGTTTCTACATGCTTGTAATCCGGAAATTTATCCATCAGGATTTGATGTGCGTGTCCAAATGGATGACAGATAATATCGCCTGGCTCCAGACGTTTGCGCATTTCAACGATTAGGCGTTCTTCAAATTTTTGATGACCGGTACTACCTACCGTTGCATTATCACCATAGAATTCAGTGTCTTTTCGTTGTCCATATAGCTCGTCAAATTCGGATGACGTAAGCATGGTGACATGCTCAGTTGCATTTGCTTCGCTTCCTTCATTACTGTACTCAATGACTTCATATCCTTGCGCTTGCATCATGCGCGGAAAACGAAGGGCTTTCCCAGTAAATGCACAGTGGGAGTATTCACTTGTTGCTTGCGTATGAAAAATGCCGACCAAATGCAAGCGCATGGTATTAAATACAATAACAACCTAACTCAATATAACAGTTTATTAGTAGTCAGTCTCTATATACAGACTCATCAGGGCGATGCCGATCACGCTGCTGGTGCCGCCAACGCTCATCCAGCCCCTAGGCGCTAGGAGGGTGGTGTTGGTGGGCATGTTGGTGTTGATGGTGCCGGAGGTGGTGGCGCCGGTACCGAGGTCGGTCACGGCGTAGCCGACTGACTGCGTGCTGCCGGGGGGTGAGAACATCACCAGCTCGTAGACTTTGGTACGGTCGGCGGTTGGCACCGGGAAACTCGCGCTGAGAGGGATCTTGGTGACTGCGCCCGCGCCACGGTGCATGATCTGGATGTTGGCGTCAGCCGCATCCCAACCCATACCGACGATGTTGGCGATCGTGCTCGGCTCAACGTCGGTCGGTGCAGCGGTGCTGTTAGCCATGCCGACAAAAGCGCGGTTCGTGGTCGTTGCGACGCCGGTAGCAGGCCCCCAGCGGCAGACAAAGAAGAACCCGCCTTCATCTGCTGCGGCGCCGCCGACTGTCCAGCCGGTGTTCGCGTAGCGCCAGCCCGCGACTGCCGTTGTTGCTGCGGTGGTGACGAGGTACTCGACGCGCTGCGTTCGTGTGTGCCGGTTGGTCGTGGCGATCGTAGTTGAGGTGGCGGTGCCCGCAGCTGTAAGACCAATAGTCCCGACGAGCGCCGGCGAGTTCGATCCACTAACTCCTTGCCAAATCATCACCCGGTTCTGGGCGAGCGTTACTTGCAGCGCAGCGGCAACAGACGTGGAGCTGTTCTTGCAGGTTGGTAAAGACCGCCCGCCGATTGATCGCGAGGTGATCTTGCTCCCTGCTGTTGGCGTCGTGATCGTGACGTTGTCAGCCAGAACCAGATCGCCGTCATGGATGGTGACATCAGCGGCACCACCAAATGCTCCAGAGTTATTGTACTGAACCTGGCCATTACTGCCGCCGATGGTCGCAACACCAGTGGCACCCGTAGCACCTTGCACACCTGTAGCGCCTGTTGGCCCTTGCACTCCTGTTGCACCAGTGGGTCCTTCAACGCCAGTGGCACCGGTGGGTCCAGTAATTCCTTGTACACCTGTTGCACCAGTGGCGCCTTGCACACCAGTTGCACCTGTAGGTCCTGTAATTCCTTGTACACCTGTGGCACCAGTAGCACCTTGAATACCTGTGGCACCTTGTACTCCAGTAGCGCCTGTGGGACCGCTTGGGCCTTGAATACCAGTGGCACCTTGTACGCCTGTGGGACCTGTAGTGCCTTGAATACCAGTAGCACCTTGTACGCCTGTGGCTCCGGTTGGTCCTTCTATACCTTGCACTCCAGTGGGACCTGTAGTGCCTTGCGGACCCGTAGCGCCTGTTGGGCCGGCAACACCAGTTGCCCCAGTGGGACCTGTAGTGCCTTGAACACCTTGTACCCCTGTCGCACCTGTGGCACCAGTGATGCCAATACCTGTAGCACCAGTGACGCCCTGTGGACCAGTGGCACCTGTTGGGCCGGCAACACCAGTGGCACCTGTGGCACCATCAACACCACTTGTTAAGGCAATAAAAATATTGAGGTTATTCGCAAAATTTGTTGTTCCTGTTCCACCAGAACTTGAAAGTGTTACAGGATAAGACCAATAACTATTAGCGGCGCCAGGGTTTGTGTTGGTTGGCGTACCATTAATTGTCCATACTTGAAAATTGGCACTTGCGCTTTGATCTTGAATCGTAATTTGCTCTGTTTGCTCTAATTGAGAAAGAAAAATATCTGCATCAACATTGTCAAATGTTAAATGACTAACAAGAATAGTTGACGCACTGGTTTGGGTGGCGTTATTCCATAAGATAAAACCGTCCCCTGGATATCCACTGGTTGCCGTTGTTTTAGCTTGATATTTAAAAACACTAGACGAAAATCCTTGCGGACCCGTGGCTCCCGTAGGCCCTTGAATACCAGTAGCGCCTGTGGGACCAATCGGTCCAGTAACACCTTGTACTCCAGTGGGGCCAGTAGTTCCCTGCGGGCCAGTAGCTCCTTGTATACCTGTGGCTCCTTGAACGCCTGTAACACCAGTTGCTCCAGTGGGACCTGTTGTACCCTGCGGACCTGTGGCACCTTGTACGCCTGTTACCCCAGTTGGACCCTCAATTCCAGTAGCACCTTGTGGACCCGTGGCACCTTGTACGCCTGTAGGACCAGTAGTTCCCTGTAATCCCGTGGGGCCTGTTGTACCTTGAGGGCCAGTCGAACCTTGTGTTCCTGTTGGACCTTGAATACCTGTGGCACCTTGTACGCCAGTGGCACCAGTGGCACCTTGTACACCTGTGCTGCCTTGAATACCGGTTGCACCTTGTACGCCTGTCGCACCAGAAGGGCCGATAGGACCGGTTGTTCCTTGCGGTCCTGTTGCACCTTGTGGACCTGTTGCACCTGTTGGTCCTGTGGGTCCAGTAGGACCTAGTGGGCCTGTTGCCCCCTGTGGACCAGTAGGCCCACCAGAAGGACCTGTTGGGCCAGTCGGTCCAATTACATTATAGTTTTTTTCTAACCCGGTAATATCGTAGACATGCCATGTACCTTCCTGGCTAAGTATTGCTTCTTCTCCTGCTGCTAAGGCACCGTACCAAAGTGTAATCGTATTAGTACCATCGTAATGCTCTACTTTTATAGTGTTGGAAGTTGATGGATCATCATTGCGTACAACAATCGTACGTACATTACGTTGAATATTTTGAGCAGGAGAACTAACGATTGTAGCGGTTGTAGCAGTTGTAACAATAGTATCTTTGCGCCCAGCAGTAACGACTCCTGATGCATTATCTGCATAAGAAGCATGGATTTCTAATTGTGTTGCACTTGTCGCTACGATCTGAACGATATCGACAGTCGACGTAAGAAGCAACATATTGGCAATACCTTGAAGCAGTATTCCTATTGTAGACGAAGTTTAAGTTGTTGGTTTTTGATTCTGAGATGGAATGTATTGATTGCCTTCTTTGTCATACATGGTAAAACCTTGCATGCGAACAAAGCTACTTGGAACGTTAAATAGTTTCTGCATCATTGGCATCATCATTGGAGATTGACAGTTATAGGGCGGTACATCCATGTATGACAAAGATTGACGTGCAAGTTCTACACGTATTTTTTCTTGGTCTTTTTCATTATCAGAAACTAGCTTTTGCTCCCAGGATACAAGACTACCATTTTCAACGGGGATATCAGAAGGCTCTGGTGGAAACACGCCTTCTTTAAATCGCATGGCATAAATGTGTTTGCAATAGCGAAACTCATCCAGTAACGGAGTCCATGTATCAGTAAGAGACGTCAGTTCTTCATTTGAAGTTGCGTAATCTTCATATGTCACCATACCATCTGCCTTGCTCCCTGGTAGGGCAGGGTTTGTTCCGCGTAGGTAAACAGATCCAAAATCTGTATATACACCAGGGTTGTCGCGTGCTGTTCCAGATACTGTTGTTGATGTTGGTGTAATAGTTGGAGGTACGTTATATTCCACTGCGGGTGAAATGATAGCCATGTCACGGTTTGTTGCACCAGGTGTCATGGCTGCATTATTTAATAATCCGCTAAGTGTGATGATCTCACGACGACCTGGTTTAACAGTACTAATAGTATTTCTTGGGAATGGCTTCCAATTGCCTCCTTTTAAATTTGTCATGAACATGAAATCACGACGATTGAAATCTTGACATGAACAGCAATAACGTGTGCCGGTCATGAAAAATCGACCCACATTCGGTGGTCTTGTTGCTGGCGTAACCAAAGCGCGGTCTGGGGTTGCTTCTACTGATCCTCTTTTTCTTAGTGTTAAAACACCTGTAAAAGGATTAGTGTCAACCAAAATAGCTTGGACATATCCATAACGTTTTTGTGTTGTTGGATCAATCGTGTCTCTGGTGATTGGCACACCATTTGCTTCAATAATTCGATCTTCAAGTACTTCACCATTAATTGCTTTTAGACCGCCAGGTACACCTGGGATTGGCACATAAAGCGGTGGAGGAAGTGGGTTTTGAGTACTCCAATCACCTTTAATCTTTACGTACCAATACTCATCGTCTTCTGTAACAGACTCAATGGACGCAATACTGTTAGTGATATAGAATTCCGGATCAAACCATTGACCGATATTTTCGTAATCATTAAATTGTGCGTCGTGCCAATAAAAAGGATTGGTGACTCTTGTGTTTCGTATATTGTCAAATCTTAGGCTTCCAGCAACGCGTATGCCTGCCCAGTGCATACCAAATTCTTTGTGGACAGTTGGGAACCCCTTGAAAATTCCCGGAATTGTAGGTGGGTTATTACCACTCTGTTGCACACCTTGTGGCAGTGGAATTTGATAAGTAAATGGATATTCGTATGCTGTATCGGTTACTGTTGCAGTTGCCAGTTCATAGCCACGCCGCCAGCGCGTCCATGAAGATTCCCTATTAACTGCATAAAAAGAATCGGGAATTGATCCTTTGGAAAATTCAGTTTTAATCGGCTGTACCTTGCGAGGCACAAAGTCTTTTACTTGTGTAAAATCACCAAAAGAGTTGCCACTCTTTTTGGCCATGATCAGAAAAACCCGCCCTGCGCAGTAATGTGTACACCTGGAATATAACCTGAACTATTTGGGCCATCGGGAAACACGCCAACGTATAAACGATCGCCGCGCTCCAGGTAAATCCCTTTATTGCGTAGTGGCGCAGTTGCACCTAAGCCATTGGTATTACCAGCAGAAACAGAGGGCACAGACAATTGTGGCATCACATCAGAACAATCAACAATCCCACTATCTGCCGGAACTGTTTTAGAAAAGAGTAAGCGGTAATCCCCAGAAGCGGGAATAGGTGTCGTTGTGCCACGGGTTTGGTAGAAAACAAAAGTCACCGCTGGTTGATAACCGTAAGCAACACCTTTGTAATCAAAACCAGATGCAATACCGCCTGAATAATTAAGAGCAGTATTGATACCCGTCAACGTAGTTGCACCAGTGTATTGATAGTAACCATAACCACTAAACGGCGCACCTCCACCAGTCAAGACCCCAGTGGAAGAAATAAAAACAATTTGACCACTGACAAGAGATACAGGAGTACCAGAAGTCGACGCATTGACCGTGTAATCTACATCCCTATAAAAATCATTACGTGCGATTGTAATGGAGTCTACAACACCACCACTATTATTATCTTCTTCTAATCCGGCATCCATATCAACAAGAATGGATGGAGCCTGGCCGCCTTGTACAAATAATGTATTCGTAGAAGCACTACCAACTGTTTGTGTAGTTACTCGAACCGAATCAAATAACGGCCGATCAACCAACATTGGTTGTTTATTAGTAGATGTCGAGGCCAAGGCTATACTTCCTATTTTTACTTATTATAGACGTTACCGAAGCATTGATCCGAACATATTCAAAAAATTACCAAAAGAAGAAGTTGGACTACTGCCTCGATTTAAAAATGAACCAACTAATGGTGCAACCAATTGCTGTGCCATGCTCATTAAAGCTGGGTCTTTTTGACCCGCAAGCTGGGGTTGTACTTGTGGCTTTTGTACTGTTGTTGTTGTTGTTACTGCAGGGGGTCCAACAACTCGCGCCTTGCCTTGTTCGTATGCTTTTGCAAGGTCGGACATACTTTTAACAGGTTGCCCGTAGTAACTTTTCCCTTCCCTTGTTGGGATAGAAGCCCATTCAGGCGCCAGCTTATCTGCAACATCGACCAATTTGCCACCTTGTTGAAGGATGCCTAAAGCACCTCTTCTATCAGCAAGATACAACGCAGCAAGATCTTGGGAACGTGGGTCCATACTGGTTAAACCTAGCGTTCTTGCTGCTTCGTTCCATGTAGGTGTTAAAAACTGATATGCTCCAGCGGCTGTGCTTGTGTATCCACCAGAAGAAATTGCCTCGTTAGGATGGCGCCATCCTCTGGATGTATCAAACAACTTGCCAGTAAACTGCGTGCGATATCCTTCTGGCCCAGCAGTGCCTTCGCCGGTCCGGATCATATTTAACAAACCTTGAGAATAAGGTTTGTTTAAGATCTGTTCGTATTTTTGACGAATTGGATTTGCTGGCATGGTTTTCACTGGCCTCTCTGGAGTTTCATCAGTTCGCGGTAAGCAAGACCAGGGTTCTCTCTCACCCAGGACTTCAGAGCCTCCTGTTGCATATCCGGAGCAGCTCCAAGATCCGTCAGACGCCGTTGCAACTCTCCAGTCTGTGCCATACTCCTACCCAATTGCTGCTGGCCCGCATAGAAGGAAGGAAGGGGGACACCTGTAGGAGCAGCGTACTGCTGAGCAGCATTAAGTACTTCTTGAGAGAGTGCGCGTTCTTGAACATTCTGACGTTGTGCGGGAACACCGGCCCCATTCGACAGAACCACTTGACCAAGCATTCCGCCTGGGGGTGGTGGTAATGACGGTTGTCCGGCTTGCTGCTGGGCTCCAGGGGGTGTTGCAGGGGCTGGTGGTCTAGCTGGTGGGCGAGTATCAGCACCTGCTCCTGAAGGGGCAGGAGCATCAGAAAAACTATCAGTACTTCTGACAGTTGGTAGTCTAGTACCATATAATTTATTAAAACTTTCAGGTGACTGGTAGCCATAGTCATAGCCGGCCCAGTACCTTCCTGTTTCATCCCGTTGGCCTACTGCAGGAGTAAAACCAAAACGTTCCCTACGGGCAGCATCTATAGTTCCCTCTGCAGTTGGCTTGGGGAACAACATGTCTGCTCCAATTGTCGCAAGAGTACCAATGCCGGCTGCTGTCCCTAATCCAACTCCGCCTGTTAAACCAAGTCCAGCCGCAACACGTGCACCCAAGGATACGCCGGGCATTGGATTAATAGCATCAATTGCGTTTAATGGGTTTAAAGGATTTACAAGTTTCCCAGCCTTACCAAGTAGAGTTGTAGGCTCCCTAGTTCTGAGTGGATTTAACGCTGTTGGGCCAAGGTTTTGAAGATTACGGAAAATACCTTTTGCCGTGTCAACGCCAGCGCTTAAGTTAATGTCCGGAATTGCATTTCCCAGTTGTCGCTGGTAATAACGACCAGTGGCTTGTAATCGTGTTAATGGATTGTCAAGTGGAGGTGGAATTAATTTGTTTACAAGTTGTTGTGGGCTACCTACAAAACCAGTTGCACGCCTTAAAGCGTAATCAATGCCAAATGGTCCGCCCCCTGGAAGTGACGTACTAGGAGCAGATACAACAGTTGGGAAACCACCACGGGTTGCTCCAACGGCTGGTGCACGTAGAGCGCCACTGCCAGTAATTCCCCCGCTAGGGCGAGAGGGCGGTTGAGCTACAGACCGAACTAATGTACGTTTTGCATCATTTCGCGCAGCTTCTCTGGTTGCACCAACGGGCATTCGCGAAATATCTGTAAGCGTATTTAAGAACGATGTGGGAATTGCTCCCCAATTTACATTTTTGGGAATTGCACGAGACAAAACATTGCCTGCTGCCTCTTGCAAAAAGCGATAATTTGTTGGATCAGATGCAGCTTGACGAGCAGCGCCATACAAAAATTGAAGGGGATTCATTATCGCCAAACCTCATGTAAATAGATGCGTGAACCAATTGCCGTGTCAGCAGGGCCAGGGAGAGCTTGGATGAACTCTGCGCCAGATCGTTCGTAACGATACCGTGCCTGCATTGGATCCTTGTAGTTAGGCACGTAAAGGATTCCAGCAAGACGATTGGTTTCGTATAGGTAGATTTCGTCCCAAACCTTTAATGCTTCTCGTGCATTACTGGAGCGAATCGTACGATCAACGTCGCCAGCAATGCTTTCAAGACGTGTGGAAGGAGAAGTAGCAACCTCAGTTTTCTTTTCTGCCGTATCACAACGACCTAATTGAATAACAATTTTGTCGTAAA